TGTGGCCTTACTCCAACCTAACCCATTGTCCACTACCTTACGGTAGGGGACTTCAGGTTGGAGGTTACGCTCAAGTGCGTTTTCGATGCTTATCTCTGGTGGTTATTAATCACCAGAGGTAGTACTCTAACAACGTAACTGGGTGTCGGGATCCTTAACCTAACACCATCTGTAGAACAGGTGATGTTAACCGGATTCCCAAGGATAGAACACTAAGTCCAACTACGGTAGGAATGTAGTACGGGTGCAAATGCACAAGTACAAACACTCTCCTCCATAGTGAAACAGGTGATCTATCTGGTATGATCTCTTCAACGAATCCCTCCTCAAGGCCTGTAATAGGCTCATGTTGAGGAACAGTTGGGAAGACAACTTCAGGATCCTGGAAACCGATATCATCAGGATATAACTCGTGTGCCAGAAATGGCGTCGGAGTTTGATCCGGATCGATATCAGCGGCCGTGGAAACTGAAGCTGACTCCACCCCATTAACATACATTGGATGGTGACCAGTTATCATAAACTGGGCATCCCATGCTAGTATTCGGAAGGGCTCTAGAACTGTATGTAGGACATTTTGTCCTACTACAGAAATAGTGTGAACTGCACCGGCAACAGCATCAGTAAACTGAGCTGGAACCAGTGACATCACGAAGCCCCCGACTACCTTCATGGTTAACCATGCACTGTAGATCAAAGGGAAGGAATCAATACCAGTAAGGGTGTGAGACTTAACTAGAGTCCATAAGGAAACTACACTTATCACAATGGGCTTGAATACAGTCATGTAGACAAGACCAATAGGTGATAGGATGTAGAACCAAAATGGGTCTAGAGTAGATCTCATCGTATCTATATAGGCGGGAACATCAGACACAATATGACATACATGGTTTATGGCAAGTACCACATAAGTGGTAGCTACTAATTGCCATGTAGGCATTTGTTCTGGAATGGTCCAGCCCAGACAGTACGAGACTACCTCCTTATAAAGGGAGAAAGCCCACTCTACCGAGGGTCCAAAGGGTAAGAAGATCATTGCAACAGTCACTGATTCACCTCCGATCCATGATCCAGCTAAGAATATCAGCCAGATCACGTATAGGATGGTTCCAGTTGTGAAGACGGAGAAAACTCCCTCCCCCAACCAGATCCAAAGGAGAGTTCTCAAAGAGAACACCCCTGTGGAGAATGAGATTGGTGATGAAACCAATCTCTTCAATAGTGTTGAGGATGATCCTCGAACCCTAGCAGATAGAAATATCTTGCTTAATAGTCTCATCATCACTGATGAGGGTATGAAAGGGATTCCTGACATAGTTAACTTTCCTTCGGAAATTAAGATCTTAGACCAAGAATTCCAACTTTTCGCTAGTCTCATGGCCTCCCGTTGGGAGTCTGAGATCGACGGATTGAAGGAAGGATTGATCAACCGATCAACATGGATTAAGGAGAATCGTTCCTCTATAGCTGCTAACATGTTAACATTAGTCCCGAGCTTCCTCATTAGGATCCTCTTCGATGAGAAGAAGATCCGAGTGAAGGCTCTGGGAATAGGTAACATGTAACTGTGCTGTAGAGGGAACATTCTGTCCCTCTCCACTTCCAGTGCCCTATGAAACTCCAACCTGATCATTTCAAATCGGGTTGTGAGATCATGGACCTCCTTTTGGAGGTACTGTAACTCGTCCAGGGTAGTTTGGAACCGTGAAGCAGTCATACTACTATACATAGTAGTCATGATCTCCCTCATTGGTGCCAGTCTACCTACTAGCCAACTCTGGATAGGAAGACCAGATCTCCCAGACTCCCCAATAAGGGAAGAAAGGAAACCTTGGTCAACTACTCGAGTTGGTATTAGATCTTCTCTTCTTCCGGTCGACAACTCTAAAGTTGCACGATCGATGAGTCGAGTAAGATCCTGAGACCTTTTGTACAGTAACTCCAGGACCGCCGAAGCGGATGGAAGTGATACTGGGCCGGAGGGCTTCGGGATCGTGAATCCAAGGGAATACAGTTGAGTTTTCAATGAAAACTCGATCACTGGACCCATGAATCTCTTGATTCCCAGCCACCCAAGGCCGACAGTATGCAGGATAAGGAACAGTACCCACCGTCTCGTTGTCATAGTTGCTCTATAACCAAGACCAAGTAACCTTCTGGTTACTTTCTCAGGGATAGAGTACTTATTAACGAAGGCTGAAAGGCCTGCACTCGTCTGAAGAGCTGCCGAGTACTCTTTAATGGGGATAGGACTAACGTCCTCACCCATGTAAAGAGTCTTCTTAGCGAACTCAAGTGATTTCCCCTCTGGGGAGATTACTGACTTGTGGAGACCAATCTCCATACCTATCGATTTCATAATCGATATGTAGGCGAGGGCTGTCCCCTTATTCCAAATTACCACATCGTCTCCTAACACCGCGTAGTCGGAAAACAGTTCACCTGTCTTCACGGTACCACTGTGCCAAGCAGAACACTGGATAAGGAAGTGATGAGTTAGGGCTAACATACCCCAACTCGATAGGGCTCCCATAGGTTGACCTACGGAGTACACTAACTGTTCCGGTTTCTTTTGAGAAATCAGGGACAGGGTGTAAACCCGATCAACCAATATCGATTTCCATAAGTTTGCAAAGTGGAATCCAAAACAGGATTTCAGAATGCTTACTTGTAAGGAAATCGGAAGTCTATCTGTTGCAGCGGTTAGATCCAGTGAATACACAGGAACACCTTTTCCAAAAGGAACCCTCTTAAGAGGTCTCCCTTGGTCAAAGGTTC